CATAGAAACAGTTAGTGAGGTTTTAAATGTTACAAGGAAAGAAACTGGTAATTTAAAAAATCCATCAGATTTACAAGAATATACTAAAAAGGCTATTAGTAATAAACGAAGAAAAGAATTATGTAAAAAAGGTAATCAAACTTCAGGTAGAGGTTCATCACTTGGTAGATGGGTACAAGAAAATGAACCTGATGTAAATTGGGATGATGTGTGTGGTGGTAAAGATGATGGAAAGTTATTAGAAATTATTGGTAAATATAATAAGGATGAAGAATGGCATGCTCAAAAAGGAAATGGAACACCAGCTTATGATCCATTTAGTAAAGTATTTATTAAGGTTGGTGAAGAGGTAAAACAGAAAAACCTAACTCAATGGAAAAGAGATAATCCGGGTAGAAGTGTAAATGAGTATAATAAAGAAAGAAAGGCGGAGTTGGAGTCTAAATCAGATTTGACCGATGAAGAAAGATGCGAGTTGATGAAATTAAGAGAGCAAGAAGCTGTTAATGAGTCTCATGCAAGTGTTTTAAAATCACTTGATGAAGCGGACAAAGGAAATTCAAATACAAGACCAGATAATCCAGATGGTGAGAACGGACCACATGCTCGTGGTTATATTCGTAGTGTAATGGGTGCTTTGCATTTTGATAGATATATCACTATGGATGACAAATCTGCAAAAAAGATGATTGTACAAATGGGGATTCATGGAGCTAAACCTACTGATATTCGAGATTGTTTAGCTAAATTAAGTGGTTATGATTTAAAAAATGGTTCACCTAAAGGTTTACAAGAACATTTGGAAAAAAATGCAACACTTGACCAATCAAAAACACCACCTGCTATCGTTATTTCAGGACCTGATGGTCAAAATTCTTTGATGGAGGATACTTGGAGAACTGCAGGGACATCACAGAAGGTTGCATCAGGATTTGGTAAATCCATGAGAGAGTGTATAACAGATAAAGCTAACGAGCGTAGGGCTGACAAATAATGAGAACACAATTACTCTGCACATTCACCAAACGAAACAGATTCTATGAAACCATAGATATCATATTAGCTTGTAACGATATCGTATTCGATAAGGTGTATGTATTTCAAAATGAAAAAGATTATCATCAATTAATCTGTACTTACAATGTTGAGTATGATGAGGATGCTATACAAGAAGTACCGGATACAATTTCACTACATAGAAAAAAGAATACCAACACACTATATACAATCAATGCACTTAACGACTTGATTCGTGAACTCAATGATGGTAAGTTGGATAAAAGATTTCCTATCGAATGGGAAAATTATAAGAACTGTTTACTACTAACAAATGAAGAAGGTCTTAATAAAATACCTACTAGAATCTATACGATAGTAAACGTAAATACTTGGGAAAACGAGAAAAAATAATTGTATTTTCAAAAACTTGATAATACTTATATAAACAATGGTTACGAAAGTAACAATTACTAATTAACTAATTAAATAATGGAGAATAATAATGGATTTAAATGCAATCAAAAACCGTCTTAACCAACTTCAAACCACAAATAACAGAACATCAAATCTTTGGAAACCATCACCTGGTAACCAAATTGTTCGTATTGTGCCTTATAAGTTCAACAAAGATAATCCATTCATCGAGTTGTATTTTCACTACGACTTAGGTGGAAAAAATTATCTGTCACCAATATCTTTTGGTAGACCAGATCCAATTGAAGAGTTCGCTCAGAAACTAAAAGGAACTGGTTCAAAAGATGATTACCGTTTAGGTAAAAAGGTTGAAGCAAAAATGAGAACTTATGCACCTGTAGTTGTTCGTGGTGAAGAAGGTCAAGGGGTTAAGTTTTGGGGATTTGGAAAGACTGTTTATCAAGAACTTCTTTCTATAATCGCAGATCCAGATTATGGTGATATCACAGATAACGTTAGTGGTCGTGATGTTGCTGTAGAGTTCAAAACAGCTGAGGAGACTGGTGCTAGTTTCCCATCTACATCGATAAGAGTAAAACCTAATCAAACACCTATCACCGAAGATGCTTCAATGATGGAAACATTAACTGAAAATCAAAAGAATATTACTGATATATATCAAGAACTTTCTTATGAAGAGTTAACTACTGCATTGAATGAATATCTAAACGGTGGTTCATCTGAAGAAACAAAAGAAGAAGAAGAATCTACTCCAAAAGTAGAACCTGCTTCTTATAATTCTAAAGAAACTTCAGATGCATTTGACGACTTATTTAATAACTAAATAAACCATAATAGTGGGTGTTGAAGCCAACACTAATAAAACCGAGTGTGTGCAAAGGATACTTTACAAAGCCGGGCACACCCACTTTTATATAGGAGAAACTTATGTCCACTAGAGACGAATTAGCTGGTGTCTTAGCTGACACAATAAATAAACAATTCAAAGATATGAAAGTTGCATACTTTTTGGATGGTTCAGACACAACACCCACAGATGTAAAAGACTTTATTTCAACAGGTTCAACAATGTTAGACTTAGCAATATCTAATCGACCAGATGGTGGTATTGCAGTTGGTAGAATCACAGAATTAAATGGTCTTGAATCAAGTGGTAAATCTTTAATTGGTGCTCACATACTTGCTGAGACACAGAAAAAAGGTGGTGTTGCTGTTTACATAGATACAGAGACTGCTGTTAGTACAGAGTTCTTAGAAGCTATTGGTTTAGATGTTGAAAGTATGTTGTACTTACATCTAGAAACAGTAGAAGATATTTTTTCTGCTATAGAAGAGATTGTTGCAAAAGTTCGTGAATCTGATAAGAATAGATTAGTTACTATCTTAGTAGATTCATTGGCTGCAGCTTCAACCAAAGTAGAATTAGAAGCAGAGTTCGACAAAGATGGTTGGGCTACTTCTAAAGCTATTATCCTTTCAAAGGCAATGAGAAAGATTACTCAGATGATTGGAAGACAGAAGATAGCTCTCGTATTTACAAATCAACTTAGACAAAAACTTGGTGTGATGTTTGGAGATCCTTGGACTACAAGTGGTGGTAAAGCTTTACCATTTCACGCTTCAACTCGTATCAGACTAAAGAATGTTGGTCAAATCAAAGACAAGAAAAACAATACCATCGGAATGAAGATGAGAGCTCAAGTCATTAAGAACAGACTTGGCCCACCCATGAGACACGCTGATTTCGAACTTTATTTTGAAAGTGGTATTGATAACGAAGGTAGTTGGTTAAAGGTATTAAAAGAACACAAACTTGTAAAACAAGGTGGTGCTTGGTACACTATGGATGACCACAATGGAAAAGAGATTAAGTTTCAATCTAAGGATTGGGCTGATTACTTTAAAGACGAAGACTTCAAATCACATTGTTACGAACTTATTTGTGATAAAGTCATTCTAAAATATGAAAAGAATTTTGGAATTGATGATGTAGTGGTGGAAGAGGAAGTAAGTGAGTAATGCTAAATATTTGTCTATACTCGATGAGATAAAGAAAAAAGGTGGTTCTATTGACGGTGGAGAACCAAATGACAAAGTACTAATTATAGATGGCCTAAACACGTTTATCCGAGTGTTTAGTGTTATACCAACTACCAATGATGATGGTATTCATATTGGTGGAATAGTTGGTTTCTTAAGAAGTATTGGTTATGTAATAAATATGATTAGGCCCACTCGTGTCATCATTGCTTTTGATGGTAAGGGTGGTTCTAATCGCCGTCGCAAAATATATCCTGAATACAAACAAAACAGAAAAACAAAGTATCGAGTCAATCGTTCTAATAGTTTTGCATCACAAGATGATGAAAAGATGAATATGATTATGCAAATACAAAGAGTGGTTGAGTATCTAGATACATTACCAGTAACCGTACTATCATATGATAACATCGAAGCTGATGATACAATAGGATATATCTGTAGACAAGTTTTAACTGATTCACAGATTACTATAATGTCTACCGATAAAGATTTCTTACAGTTGGCAAATGGAAGAATAAAAATTTGGAGTCCAACTAAAAAGAAGATGTATGATGAAGATAAAGTTTTAGACGAGTATGGTATTTCATCTCACAATCTTATTTGGTATAGAGTATTGGATGGTGATAAGTCAGATAATATTAGTGGTGTCCGTGGTCTTGGACTAAAAACAATTCAAAAGAAATTACCATTCCTTAGTGAAAATCGTATTGTTAAGATGGATGAAGTTGTAAATGAGTTACCAGAACATAAAGACACAATAGAACTAAACTATAAACTAATGCAATTATCAGATGTTGATATATCAGGTTCAACAAAAACAAAGATAATTGATGCAGTAAATTCACCAATCAACAGATTGGTTAAGTTTAAGTTTGAGAAAATGTTTTTAGAGGATAAACTATTTACAGCTTTACCAAATGTAACGAGTTGGTTACTTAACAACTTTAATCAGTTAAATAGTTACGCCGAGAAGACACATAATAAATGAGTGTAGATTATAATGTATTAAGTAAGTATTTAGATGTTCCCTCACTAGACCTTGAGTTTCATAGAGTTACAAATGATATTCGAAATGTAGATATAGATTATGGTGTAGACGTAATATTTAAATACTACAGACGACACGGATTTCCCCACTATATGATTCGTGATGATGAAAAATACACACACATGAAAAAACTAAAAAAGTTTGATGTTGATACGATATTGGATGGAAATAAAATAGTTCAGACTATGCACTGTTTAAGATTGGCTTGGACATACTTCCCACACTTTTGGGAAGTTCGTTGTGGTGGTGCTAAAATGTCCCCTATGGAAATTTTTCATGATGATGATAAATTCAAATCGACTATTAAAAAATGTTGGAATTGGAACATGAAACATTTTAAAGGTGAAGAGGGCATGGAAAAAAATAAGTTTCATGAAAACAGACTAAGACAATCGATAAAAATATATACTGGTACACAATCTGTGAGTAATTTTAGACCAACAGCAGCTAAACTTATTTATCAAAAATATGGTGGTGATGTTGTTTGGGATATGAGTTGTGGATGGGGTGGTAGACTATTGGGATTTCTAACTGCTTCAAATACTAAACACTATATAGGAACAGAACCATCATCCAAAACTTATGATGGACTTCAAAGGATGGTGAAAGATTTTTCGTATTTTGGAAAACAGATTGATATTTATAAACTCGGGAGTGAAGAATACAAACCTAAAGAAGAGTCACTCGACTTGTGTTTCACTTCACCACCTTACTTTGATACTGAAAAATATAGCTTGGAAAGTACACAAAGTT